CAAGTTTAACTTTTGAAATACTAACAGTAGCTGCAAATTCATTTACAATTTCAATGGCAATTTCAGAGACTGGAACTGGTATGTCTAGTGCTGGAGGTGCATCTATAAATCCTTACGAAGAAATAGGACCGACAATACAAACTTATGGATATGGTTGGGGTACAGGAACTTGGAGTCGATTAACTTGGGGAAGTGGTACAACTTCATCAACTGTAATTTTAGATCCAGGTTCTTGGTCATTAGATAATTTTGGAGAACAATTAATAGCAACTATAAAAGATGGTAAAACATTTGTTTGGGATCCAGGTTTATCTAATCCATTAGAACAAAGAGCTGTAATTATGTCAGGTGCACCTACTGCAACTAGATTAACTATTGTATCAGACAGAGATAGACACGTTGTACACCTTGGAACTGAAACAACAATAGGAGATACAACTACACAAGATCCAATGTTTATTAGATTTAGTGATCAAGAAAATTATAATGTGTATCAACCTACTTCTGTAAATACCGCAGGAACATTTAGACTGGACACCGGTAATAAAATTGTAGCAGCTGTTTCTGGTAAAGATTATAATTTAATTTTAACTGATACCGCTGCTTATACTATGCAGTTTGTTGGTCCACCTTTTACTTTTTCAATAAGACAAGTTGGTTCTAATTGTGGATGTATTGGACAACATGGTGTTGTATATGCGGATGGTAAAGTATTTTGGATGGGCTCAGGTGGAGGTTTTTTTGTATTTGATGGTACAGTTAAATTATTACCATCTTTGGTAGAGGACTTTGTTTTTACTACATCAGGAAACAATATTGGAATTAATTATGCATCAAATGAAATTATTTATGCATCTCATAATTCTTTATTTAATGAAATAATTTGGTTTTATCCAGCAGGGACACCCGCTGGAAATCCATCAACTCAGAATAATAGATCTGTTGTTTATAATTACGTTGAGAATACTTGGGCAACAATGAGTTTATCTAGAAGTTCTTTTGCAGATGCTTCTACCTATGATGTTCCTTATGCTACTGAATATAATATAAGTGGAATACCCTCTATAGATAATTTAAGCGGTGCTACTAATACTTTTGGAGCATCAACTTATTTTGCTCATGAAGTTGGAACTAATAAAATAGCATTAGATGGAAGTGAAACTGCTGTAGCAGCTTATATTCTATCAGGAGATTTTGACTTACCTACAGATGGTGATGGTCAATATTTACTTAGACTTAGTAGATTCTTACCTGATTTTAAAAATTTACAAGGTAATGCAATTGTTACAATTTTTCTAAAAGACTATCCAGTAGACACTGCAAGTTCTTCACAATTAGGTCCTTTTACTATAAACTCTAGTACACAAAAAATAGACACAAGAGCTAGAGGTAGATTAGCTAGTTTAAAAATTGAAAATAATGCATTGAATGAAACATGGAGATTTGGAACTTTTAGAGCTGATGTTAACCCTGATGGAAGAAGATAATGGATGAAATATTTTTAAGAGATTATGCTAATAATGTAGCTATGGCACAAAACCCTACAGGAATAGCTGCAATACAAGCTCAACCAGGATTTGAAGGTTACGTACCATCTTTTTCTGTTGTAGACCAACCTATGGTAAATCAAGATTTAAATTTAACAGATACAGGTGGTATCAATTTACCTCCAATAGGAGATATAGCTAAAAATGTATTAGTAGATAGAGCTAAAAGTTATGCATTAAAGAAAATAGGGTTAGATGGTTTAAAAGGAAATATATTAAAAGGTATAGTAAATCCTTATGTTGGTTTAGCAGCTTTGAATCCTTTTGATATGAATATACCAAATCCAATAAACGCATTACAAGATTTAAACACTAAAGCAAGATCTACATTAATAGGAAGATCTGCAACTATGTCAGATTATTTAGCTGCTAAAAGAGCTCAGAAAGCTGCTGAAAGAGATTACAGAAGAGACACTCAAGGAGAAATAAATACAGTTCCAGTTAACATTTTAAATATGCAACCTACCGCAGAAGATATTAATAGAGGTGGAGGAGGTGAAAATAGATCTTATTCTAGCCCCGCAAAAACAAGTCAAGGAGTTACATCTAAACAACATTCAGCTTTTAGGAATTAATTATGGCTAAGATAAACGTATACGTACCTGAACCACCACAAGAATATACAGCAGAAGGATTCAGGCAAATTAACCAAGCATTAGAAACAGTTGAAAATCAATTAAATACTTCTTATCAAGAAGATTTAAAACAAGAGATAGAAAGATTTGCATGGTTTAATATGAGGTTTTGTTAATGTCTGGATGTAATAATGTAAATCCAATAACAGGTGGAAGTACAGTTGATGACATTCCATTTTATTTAGCAGTTCAACAGGGTAAAGTTCCTGGTTATTCTATGATTAATAAATTTGGATATAATTCTAGTATTGGTTCAGGTTCTTTTGAAACTATTTGGGAAACAGGAAACAACTATCCTTGGCAAACGGCTCAAGCTACTCTTGATGTAGTCAGTGATAATGCTAATGATGATGTAGTAGGAACAGCTGCAAGAACTTTAAGAATACAAGGACTTGATTCTTCTTATGCTCTTGTAGAAGAAACTGTTGATTTAGATGGTACAACTACAGTTACAACCACACAACAATTTTTACGAGTTTTTAGAATGTCTGTAGAAACAGCGGGGTCTTTTGGAAATAATGAAGGTACAATTACAGTTACTTATACAGGTGGCGTTGATGTTGCTGCAACTATATCTCCAGGTAATGGTCAAACTTTAATGTGCTTATATACCATACCTGCAGGTTATACTGGTTATTTATTATCAATGAATATATCATCTGGTAAAGATCAAGAAATGGATTTTAAATTTATACAACGAGATAATAGTGTTGCTAATGCAGGGTTTCAAACAAAACAATTTTTAAATGTTAGAGGTGGACAGACAACTGTTATCTTTAATGCAATCAATGTAATACCTCAAAAGTCAGATATTTATGTTTCTGGAAAGGCAAGTTCTACCTCTTCTTCTTCTGCTTCATTTGATTTATTATTAGTACAGGATGGATATTAATGGCTAATATTTATAAAAACGCATTCTTTGCAGGAACTACCACAAATGTTGTCACAGTATATACAGCACCCTCTAATGCCAGAGGTATTGTGCAAAACATACAAGTTACAAATCAATCTGGAAGTAAAGTTGTAAAAGCTAAAATTACAGATAATTCAGCTTCATCCACTTATCAGATTGCCTATGCTAATATATCAGGACCTACTATATGTAATTTAGCAAAGGGACCTATAATATTAGAAGAAAGTGATTCATTACTATTAGAAACAAATAATACAACAAATGTCACCGCTGTTTGTTCTATACTAGAAATATCAAGAGAAGATCAAAATGGCTAAACAAAAATTTAAAGAATTTACACCTAGACCAAAACCACGTAAGCGTCCAGGTCGTCACAAGAAGCGATTGAATAAAAACGAAAAACGTAGTATAAAAAAATATAAACGACAAGGACGGGTATGACAAAAACTGTAATAATAAATGGTAAAGAAGTTCCGGTATTGCCTGCAAAAACAGAAGAAGAAATATTAAACAAAAGGACAAATAAAAAATATGCTTCCAAAGATGATTTTGATTCTGATGTTGCTGATCCCAATACTGACACTACTGTGGATGATCTACAAATAAACCAAAGAATTACTATTGCTTCTCTAAACATATCTGGTAAAACCCAGTAGATGCAACCAAGAGGCGCTACTGAAATACAAATGGAAATGCTGTATAAGCATGTTCCAAAAGAACTATTAGATCAAGTACAAATTTGTACTTCCATTCCTGGTAAAGTTTCAATAGATCCTAATAAACTAAATATACTATGGCAAAAAAATTCTTGGGATCAACCAAACCTTCAAGAGTTTTTTGGTAACAAATCAAGACACAAAGAATATGATTGGTACGTATTTAATAGTCATTGGAACTATGAAAAATTTAGATATTTCTTTGATATACCAACTGAGCGATCTGTAGTTATTAAGAATGGTACAAACAATTTTCCAAAAAGAAAAGTATATAAAAAGGGTGAGCCTATAAAAATATTACATCATAATACTCCTTGGAGAGGTC